TATTTCCTTACATCACTGGAGGGGTTGAAGGGGGAGCAGCACCACCGGGGGCAGCGCCAGGAATATTCGGCATATTGGGAACAGCCGGCGCCTGTGCCATCGCACGGCCTTCAGGCGTACCGCCACCGGCTTGGGGAAGGTTCTGTAGCATCTGAATGATTTCGCTTTGCTGCAATTCGTTGGTCTTGGATTTTTTAGGACCAACAATTCCGGTCAATGACCGCAACGCAGCAAGAGCTTTTTGCCCTTCGGCAGATTCTGAACCAATGGCGGGGAGAGATTGTTCGATCAAATCCATTGCCATTGACAGGTTAATCATGGCGCCTTCTTTGTTTCCCAGTTTGGGTTCAGGCGTCGACATTGGAGAACCCATCGGTCCGGACGCTTCATCCGGCGACATTTCCGACGGCGGCGTAGACGGAGGCGCGGTCTTGCCGGCACCACCAACGGGTTGCTGCGACCGTATCAAATCCATCATTGCGTTAGGCGATGCTGCCACGAGTAATCTCCAAAGTTCCTAATAGCATTTACTAACCATAACAAGTTGTCAATAGGGGAGAGCAACTTTTGTTGGAAGTCACGCCTCCCCTACTGACAGGTTCGCAATTACTTGCGAGCCTTTCGACCCTTACGAGCCTTGTGGCCTTTATGGGCCTTACGTCCACGGCGAGCCATGTTCGTTCTCCTGCACGGGGCCAACTTAGACAGGGAAATCAGCCAAACCCTTTTAGACCGTGAAGCCTAAACCTTATCGCTTCGTCTTACGATGCTTGCGCATTTTGCCGCGTTTCATTGCATTCTCCTAGTATCGGGTTGAACGTTTTGCGCGTCGGGGGGACCGCGCAGACATAGTTTTAATCCCTGTTACGCGATATTGCAAGTTTGCCGGTGAAGAAAGTCGGGTCAGGCTAGCCGACGTTACCTTGGGTTGGTCGGCTGTTGATACGGTTCTGCCTGATTTTTTAGCCATTATTCCACCGCTTGCAGTTGTGCTTTACCGCCCTTTTTGGGGGGTTGCTGTTGAGGCTGTTGGGCTTTCATCGCCTCACGTTTGCGCAATTTGTCCTTGAGCAATTGTTTCATGGGCGGTTCTAAAAGGTCAAGCAGCGATTCGTTATCAATCGCGCCAACCTTCAATAAATTAAACGCCATTTGACGCAAATCTTCGGTAAAAATAGGGCTATTGCTGTGCGCATCCACCTTGACCGTATAGTCTTTGGTGAATTGTTCCGCAATAAACTTGTTGCCGTATTCGTCCGTATAGTGGGTCGGGTCGTAGGCTTGCTTGAGTTTTAGATACAGCGTGGCCAGTTTTTCCAAAGAATCCTCGACAATTAGCGCCCGTTTCTTAGCTCTGGACGAGCCTAAACGCGCCAACTGACTGGCGTGACCGGCGCTTCGCACCCCGGCTTCGCCCTTGCCTTCTAGGATGTTTCCGATGCCAGAGGCTTCGCCGAACATGGCGTCCACTTCGTGAATGACTTCAAACAGTTCTGGCGGCATTTGCGGCGCCATACGGTCGACTTTGGCGTTCGGCATATCCGTGGCCAACAGGCCGCCGGCGCGGTTTAGCGCAAAGTTCTTTTCATCTAAAATGCCCGTAAATCCAGTTAAAGCCGTCGGGGGGTCGACTTGTTTTGCGAGCAGGTCAAGTATTTCCGTCATTCTGCGATTACGCAGTTGTTGCAGGAAAACCAGACGCTGTACTTCGGATTGCCCCCAATAGTAGTCGTACTGAGGGTTCGGGCAAATCTGAACAAACGGTAACTCACCTTTGAGAAATACCGTTTCACCCGGACGGTCGTAAATGAACACATCGGGGTCGGCCATTGTAACAACGCGGTAATCTAAGATGTCCGAATCCCATACCCACAGTTCGTTCATCTTGACTGTTTCTTCGGCAACGCGGGCCTTGTAACGGTTCATTCCGTACAAATCGAGGTTGACCGTACCGTAAATGGTCGGGTTGGTTTGGCTCATCACAATCCGGTCTAACCCTTCCGGCACATCCTCGGTCTTGGTGTGATACCCCGTTTGGATGCGCTTTAGGATGGATTCGCGTTGCGGATGGCTGTAAAGACGCGCCATCAGTTCGGATTTTGTAATGTAATACGTTTGGACGATGGCTTCTTGCCGGTCGGTGTACGCCGTATCTTCGCGTAACACGCCCATCGACGCCGGCTCGATCATGTACGGGTAAACGCCGTTGTTGTAGACCAGTTTGACGTACGTGGTGTTGTACACCAGTGACCAGGTCAAAGCAGAGCTAAATACTTGATCTGCATTGGAATCTAACCAGTCGTCGTTCAACGACATGGTCAATCGCGGCACTTTGATTTGTTCTTGTTCCGGTACTGAGGCGCCAAGGTTAATGCTAAAGCGCGTGGTTTCAGCGGAGTACAAGAAACTGGTCAATTGGTCAACGTGAGGGTAAATCTTGTTGAAGATGGCGGGGGACTCATTCGGTCCCGCGCCAAACAGATACCAACTGCGCAGACTGGAATAATCCCCGACGCGTTCATCCCGGCTGACCAAACACTTGTCGATCAGGTCTTTTAGGAAAAACTCCCGCTCTACATGGTCTTTAGGTATGCGCATTATTTGTTAATCTGCAAGTTTTGATGGTCAGGTATATAACTCGCGGCGCGTGGTCCTGTCAAGTTTCCGGCGTCGCGGGGGTTAATGCCGGCAGACTCGGCTTCCTTACCCAAGGTTGGACCCACGGGTTTGGAGTATTTGCCGGACAGAATGGACTTCATGCTCATGCCTTGGCCTTGGCCACCCCAGATGGCAGAGTCGCCGGGACGCGGCTCAGGACGGACGGCAGCGGACTCCACTGGCGCGGTGGGCGTTTGGTTGTTACGGGTGTAGTAGCCTTGTTGGGATTCACCCTCTCTGGCCGACTTGATGTTGGTCATGTTGTAGTCTATAGCCAACTGTTTGGCGGTCTTGTCGATGCCTTTGGTTTTGTCTCCGATTAGTCCGGGGGCTTGCAAGAACACTTTCATTACTTCTTGCTTACAGCGTTTGCGGTAGCACTTGGCTTCCGTTGATTCAAAGTACCCGTGGGTTGGGCATTTCCAGTCGTGTAACACAGCCATGTTATTTCCCTCTTAGTTGCTCATTAAGATTGCGATGTGAATAATCATTACGATTTTGGATTCCAATTTTAATTTTCAAGCCGTCCGGCGTGAATTCAATCCGTCTAACCTTGCGCATACTGGGTTTGGGCACCTTGCGATACTCCAGGTATCGGGTGCCATCCATGTTGCGCATGACGGCGATTTCGCCGCGTTTATAGCGGTTGTAGGCAAGACTGACCCGACGTTGGACGTTTTCCGTCAATGGATTGCGCCGCTCCACAAATACGTCGTGGATATAATCTTTGTTCAATCCCGCCAACTCTGCAAACAACGCCAGGCTAATCCCACGGTTTTTATCAGCCAGAAACCGGCGTATGGTTTCAAGCAGCTCCGTCTTTGGGATGATGGGTTCGTTAATCATGTGCCGAACATCCCGATGGCCTTGAGATAGTTGGAGACGTTCTTGCCGACCGCCACTTCCTCTGGGGTTACTTTCTCCATTGCCTTGGAGACGTCACGGGTCAACTTCATGGCAATCAGTTTCGGCTGAACCTGTTCGGCAAATGCGGCAACCGCCAATCCTGTGGCCATCACGCGGTCATCTTTGTTGCGACCGGACGCTTCGATGTGGGAGCCGTCGCGGACAATTGTTTTCATTTCTTCAAGCAAATCCATAGAGTAGACGGCCAGTAATCCGCGCTCAAAATAATCTTTGAAGTAGTTGAGCATCCGCTCTTTGGACGAGGAAGTTGTCAACCATCCGATGGAGTTAGACGGACCGCCTAGGGAGTCGTTACGGCGCCAGATGTAGTTGGTCATGGAGCCATAGACGTCCATAAGGCTTTTGCCGGTAGCGCCGCCCATAGCGGACGCCTGACGGCGTAGGTTACGCATTTCGTTGATGACGGCCTGGCCTGGCCCATTGACTTCAAGATTCAACGTGGAGTTTTTGTATGCGCCGGCCAAGTGGGCGATTACCCACGCAAATTGGTAGGTATTCATCTCACTGGTCGCAAACTCGGCGACTTGTTCCATTCCGTCGGAGTAACAGCGATAAACTTGAATACAGAACCGGTCAGCCCAGTCGGACGACCCGTAAGCAGGGTCGGCGCCGATGACGTAATAGGCGGTGTCTATGGGTTCTTCCCAGATGCACAACGTAGCCAATCGTTCTGTGGACTTAACCACATTGGTGTCTTGGAAGTTAGAGCCGAACGTATAGCGGTAAAACTCACACCCAATCTTCTTGGCAATCTTAACCGCATCGGTACACCGTGCCGTGGAAAAAAATCCTAACCCGGATTGGATAAACGCATAGTCTTCGGTTGGCGGAAACTCTTGCATCATTAAGGCTTCGTCTTTCATGCCTTCCAACAGCTTCCACCGCCACCACGCCATCTGACGGGAATTGACTTCGTAGTTGTACAGTTTTTTAATGTCCTTGGTCCATTCCTTCTCTTCCGGCGTAAGTTTGCCGTCCCAGTACACGCGGTAAATATCGGACTTGGCATCGACGGAATAAAACTCATTGCGCCACCAACCGCAGAAGATGGCCTTCTGGGTTCTGGCTTTCTTAGCGGTCATGTACATATCGTGGAACATATTGAACCCACGAGCGGTCGACTCGAATATATACAACCGGTTGGGATTCTGCTCGGCAAGGGAGGCCAACAAGGACGCCAACCCTTCTTCATCACCCCAAGAAGATGTCTCGGTACCGTGTAAGTACGTGATGGCTTTTCCGCGACCAAGCGAACCCTTGGCTCGCAATCCTGCCACCTGGTAAAACAGTCGACTGCGGTTACGCAGACTGAATTGGTTACGGTTATGCGCAATCAGGGGAATCTTATATTCTTTGGGCAACCCGTCCATATACATGGCTAGGGTCGACCTAAACATATCCCGATTCTCTTCTGTATCGGTCGTAAGCGTCCCCTGTAGCCCTGCGTGGATGAAGTGCCAGTACAGGTCGAGGGCAAGCGTTATCGTTGTAATACCCAATTGACGGCCTTTTAAGATAACAAAGAAATGTTTATCTTCTTCCAGTCCTTGGGTGATTTCATCCATGACGTAGGTTTGGGTACCCAACAATTTATCCATTCGTTTTAGGCCATGTTCTTTGG